AACATCAACCCACTGAGAGCTATTAGTGTCTGTGTAGTAAACCTTAAGGCGACCCTTATCACTCTCCCACCAAAGGTCACCAGCAGTAGGAGTACCAGCAGGAATAGTATCACTAATAGTTACATTGGCACCACCACCTCCACTAGCAGGTGTCACCCATGACATAACACCACCTGTTGTACAAGAGAGAACGTCTCCACTAGTTGATGGTAATGCAGGAAGTTGATATGATGCATTGCCGACTAGTCTATAGTCAAACATTGCATATCCAGTTCCAGATGAATTGTTAATCTTAAGTGATGGTGAGGATCCACTTAAATTAAGTGCTCCGTTTGGTGCATAGTTACCCCAACCATATGCTGTATTCCAATTTGAAATATCTGTAGAGGTAATCGCAGCAGCTTCTGAAGCAGCAAATACTGGATCACTTTCTGTAGTTATGAATTGTTGTGTTGTGGCTACCCAACCTGTACCATTCCAAATAATACCATCACCAGTATTGAGGTTTGCTGTGTTATATGATACGTCAGTAAGACCATTAAGACTTAGAGATACCGCAGTTAAGTATCCCGCAGAAGCATGATTACCCCAACCATATGCTGCATCCCAATTAGAGATGTGAGATGAAAGAATACCTGCTGCAGGAGATGCACCGAATACAGGATCAGTTTCTGTAGTTAGATAACCAGAAAGATCTGGAGGTGTGAACGTAAAGACACCAGTTGTATTACCATAAGATAAAGATCCACCACCAGAGGCAGATGCTGTGCTAACAGAAAGATCACCAAGAACAATACCAGATCCACCAGAACCAACTAAGTCTGGTTGTGCTTTCCAAGTGCTAGAAGATTGTTCCCACTTAAGAACGTAGCCATCACTAGGAGCAGAAGAAAGATCAACGTCTCCTAGTTCATCAATAGAAGATGATGTATCAACTAACTGTGTCCATGCACCAGCGTGTGCAAAATATCCATGTCCTGTGTCATGAGCATGAGCAAACATACCATGATAAGTAGTAGCATTAACTGCCTGTAACTCAGTCAGTGTATCAAATGCGTTTTTAAAATATAATTTGTTCGTAAAATATGCAATACTTGATGAGGTATTACCTCTGTCAACTACCTGTTGTAAGGTAGAAGTTTCATTGTAAGTTGTTAAGTATCCAGCGATAGCATGATTACCCCAACTATGAGCATCATCCCAGTTAGAAATTTTGGCTGCTGTAACACCAGCAGCATCACCTAATGATGTTAGGTATCCTGCAGAAGCATGATTACCCCAACCAAATGCAGTGTCGTAGTTAGAAAGATCTGGAGGAGTGTATGTAAACTCTCCATTAACACTGTTATATGATAAAGAAGGAGTTCCTGCAGACGCTGTAGTAATACTTGGTTGAGCAGGAACTATTGGTTTGTTTAAAATTCTAGCAGCACCACTGGTAGCATCCCAATCTGATGGAACTTGTGCTGCAGGTATGGTAGGTTTATTACTAAGACTATTATAATTGCCATCAAATACTGCCACCCATGCAATAGAGGTGCCAGTTGTACTCAGTACTTGACCAGAAGAACCTGCGCTACCAGCAGCTTGAATGGGTTTACCAGCAGGGATATTGAGACCTTCTTTGATCTCAATAGGAGCATCATCCCCATAGTTAGCGATCTGGTTCGCAAGAATTTTTGACATACTTCTAGTCCTGAAGACAATTATACTAAGCTAGAAGTATTTATTAAAGGTTAATCAGTTAGACCAGGATTGTCATCTCCGAACTTAATAGGAAAATCAATAACATTGTCAATGGCATCCAAGTCTTTCCTAGTATGACCAAAATCAATAAGGTCAATACTATAGTCAGACTTTAATGGATCTTCCAATTTTTTATAATACTCATCGGTATTATCTGCGAAGCGAATTGTGTTAGAAACTTTCTTTCTAAGTTCACGAACTGAATTTAGTTCTACAAACAGTTCGGTCAGATACTCATCCTCACCCTCTGCAAGAGCGTTGATCAATGCCTGACGGATAGCCTCTTCTGCTTTTTCCAATTGTGATGTAACGCTCATAGTAACCTCAATTAAATTTACGATATGCACCCACCTCAGGGTCGGGGTCTAACCACTTTGTGTATTCAAAGTCCTCAATGGCATAGTCTAGTTGAGTAGAATTGTCAAGGAGGTACATGTCATTGTAACGTCCGCTCCAAGTGTTATACTTTTGGATTCGGTAGTCTGGAAATCCATTGTCTAGGACTCCACATTCAACGTAGCGATAAGGATAACGCTCTAGAATGATTTGTGTTTTGGTTTGTGTTGTCATGATGCTTCTTCATGGTTGCTATACAGATTATACCACTCTTCATCACTCATATGCTCGGTCAAGGGTTCCAGTTCTTTAGCTGGCACAGCCACAACTGCTCTGCCATCTGGTTGCCTGATCATGAACTTCTCACCCGCTTCAATTCTATCCATATAAGAATCAAAGTCCTTTTCAAAATCAGCAACACTTATTTCTTTCATAACTGACAACAAATTTTCTCCTTTTGCATATGTTTGATGGACTCTTGACATCCACCTAGATGAATTCCATCTAATACTAACTGTGGGAAGGTAGCACCCTCACCAAATTTCTCATAAAACTCTTCCTTAGTATAATCCCTGTCTAGTTCATACACTACATGTGGTAACTCCTCATGGTCAACAACCTTTTTAAGTTTGATGCAATAAGGACAACCTGTTTTAGAGTAAATTGTAATCATGCTTTTAAATTTTTAAAATCTTCTTCAAAAATTGCCAGACCTGCATCTGTCAAAACATGATTATACATCTTATCAAATACTTTAGTGGGTAGCGTAGCTACGTTCGCTCCATAAGAAAAACATCTAGAAACGTGATGTACATCACGCAACGATGCTGCTAGGATTCTTGTTGAACATCCCTGAACATTATATAGTCCAGCGATTGCTCTAACAAGTTCAACACCACTAAATGAATTGTCGTTAAGACGACCTACAAATGGTGAGACATATGTAGCACCTGCCAATGCTGCCATTGCTGCCTGTGCAACAGAGAAACAAAGAGTAACATTGGTTTGAACACCTTGCTCAGATAGATCTTTACAAGCAATTAGACCTTCTCTAGTAAGAGGAAGTTTGATTGTAACTTCTTCACCAATTGCAATATATTGTTGAGCATTTTCAATCATCTCACTAGCAGTATTTCCATTGACTTCTGCTGAAATGCTAACAAAGTCAAAGTCTTTGGAGAGACGAGTAATGAAATCAAAATAAGAAACACCAGACTTACGAACTAGCGTTGGATTGGTAGTAATACCAGCAACCAAACCAGTTTCGTATCTGTCTTTAATCTCTCCGTAATCAGCTGTGTCTAAGAAAATTTCCATAGGAAATAAAGCCATAATATTTTTTTGATATTTTAAATTATAGTGGAATTTTTAGAGAGTGTCAACTCTCTTCAATATCCCAATGCCATTTAATTGCTTTGATGTAATCAAAGGTATCATCCATGTAAGATCTATCATTGTTGTCATATTTTACCTGACATAAAAAGTTTCTGAGTTTTTCAACTGACTCAAATGTCCCTTGATGTCTCTCTTGATCGTCGTATAGGTGATACTTCATCGTTCCTCAAATTCAATTTTACGCACTCGTCTTTTGCGACGTTCTTCCTGATACTTTAAATCAGTATCAGATAGAATTGTGTTATATTTAACACTCTTCTTATGATTTGTCAAGACTAATAGACTTAAATCATTAGCTCCAACCTGATCATCCTTAACCCACATCTGGTTTGAACAACCACAAAATTGTATTTTGCTAGTGCTTGTCAATTCTCTGTTGCATTGTTTGCATCTTGCCGATAACATTGTTCAGCATTTAACCTCCGTAAAAAATGTCGCTGAGAGGACTTGAACCTCCACGTCATAAAGACACTGGAACCTAAACCCAGCGCGTCTACCAATTCCGCCACAACGACAAGGCGACTCAAGTAGGATTTGAACCTACGACCGACTGCTTAGAAGGCAGTTGCTCTATCCGCTGAGCTATTGAGTCAGTTCCAAATATTTTCTGATCCGCCACCCATGTGGAGTTTCCATTGGGTAGAGAAATTATACATTACTTCGTGAATATTATCTACTTCCTTACAAGGAGTTTCCTCCACAATAATTAGTCTTTCTTTTACTAGTTCAGCAATCATATTCTCTTGTTGTTTTTTTGAGTAGATTGCATTTCCAAACCATGGGTCATCAGGTAAGAAGTTAGGTGCAGGGATTCCAGTAAAAGGTTTAGTAATCATGACTGCCAGTAGTAGTGATAGAAGTTTCCATTCTTGCTACACATGGGATCTTGTGTTGCTACCCGATATTTTAGCATACTCTGTCCTTTAAAGTCTGTTCTGTCTCCAATGATGTTGTATGCAGAGAGCATCTTAGATCTATCTTGAAGTCTTTGAACCAAAGCATAGTCTACGTAAGGTTTGTTTCTCCACATACCTTCATATTGGCCAGGTGCATATACTACACCAGAAACATTGTTAGGAAATGAAGGAGACTTGACCCTATTTAGAACTGATACTGCAACACAGTATTCATCCATAGTATTGGGTTGTGCCTCTACCTTTACAACCTTAGCAAGGTGAGTATAATCAGCAGGCGTCAGTGCCAGTAGGAGTTCCAGAATCAAAATAGTCTTTCCTGTAGTAACGACCGAGGATGTTTGAATTATAGTAGGCAGGGGTGCCGTCTGTCAAGGCTTTTGTTAAAACGTCATGAAGGAACAGTTGCCTTGTCTCTTCATAGTTTACCTTACCAGTGGTTGGGTGTAGAGAAAGTATTTCTCTTGAGAAGGATTCCTTTCCCAGTAGTTTGATATCTTCTTTGAGTTCTGGACATGACCCATAGTATCGCTTCCAATCACTCTCAGAAGTGACTCTCCGTTTACCTCCCCTAGGCTTCCGTTTTTGCCAGAAATATTTTCGTCCAATGTATTGTTTACCTGACTCTTTATTAGATATCCTGTAGACAAAACCGAACATACCGTCAATGTCCTGAGATAAAAAAGGG